AATTGTTACCGCAGCATCAAACGTTGCAGTTTCTGTTACGTCAAGCGTTCCGGGTATATCAACATCATCTGTCCATTCGACGCCAGTGCCAGCAGCATCGGTCTGCAGCAGTTGGCGTGCAGCACCATCAGCCAGCTTGCTGACAGCAATCTCAGCCGCTGCATCAATATCGGCATCAACCAGCGGATAGGCACTCAGCTCCGATCCTGGGATGTAATCAAGTGACGTCCATGCAGTAGCACCATCGCCAACCTTCCACTTGCCCGTATCGCTCTCATATCCCAACTCACCGGCCAGCAGCGTCGGGTCCTCAGCCGTCCAGTTCGCTGCCGTATCACGACGCTGCTTTTGTAAGGCTGAAAGCGTGATGCTCATCGGGCTGCCCCAGAATCGATCAGATAGTCTCGAGCCGGTAATGCGGCTGCACTCCCGCCATCATAAATATAGTCAATCACTGCAGGCGGCGTGGCCCCACCGTCAGGCGTCTCAATGCTTATGTCGCCTTGGTCAATTACATAAGATTCGAGCGCAACCTCAACAGACCAAAGATCACACGATCCATCAGTGATGACAGGAGGCTCTGCATAACGCCATGCAACATTGCTCGGAGCTGGCACTGGCACCGTCGTGTAGCCACTCCATATAGAGGGCGGCAGATAGAAAATGCCATAACTGCCATCCTGATTCAAATAATGCGTTCTGATCGACAGAAGATCAGCTTCTGAGATATTGCTGAAAGATAGCTCCAACGACGTTAATGTTGTATCGTGTGGGCGATGCAATGCTGACATCAAGCGCAGCAACGTAGCGCCATTGATAATCTGAGCTGCTTACAGGTGGCGTTGTGTATCCACCCCAAATAGCTGATGACACATCAAAGGCAATCACGCTGCTCTCCTGGCCAGCATAATGATCAATGATTTGCTGCGCTTCGGATTCCGTCAGATACTCAAAACCAAGTGATAGCCTCTGCGTCAAATAGTCTGACCCTTGCTTAAAGCGCACATCGCCACCGCTACTACCCACATAAATCTGCTGCGGGATGTCGCCTAGCGTGAGCGACCGTGTGCTTGGTGCCAGCGAGGGAAAGGTTGCCATCAGACCACGGTGAAGGTGCCGTTCAGCACTTCATTGCTAATAATAGGCACGCTGCTGCCGTTGACAGGGAACTGAGCTGCCTCGATCGTTGTCACGCCATCAACTGAATGATCGATCGTCGTGATTTGATAGTATTCGGTTTCCGTTCGATTATCGCCAACACTGCTGATTCGCTGCTTTTGTACTTTGATAATATCGGTGGGAATTAGGCTATTCGTGTCGAGACTGACATCAAAGCTGATCGAGTGAACAGAGTATTTTCTGCGTGCCAGATAATGCTTTGCAAACACAATAGCATGATTGCGATCTGAGCAAAAATCACTAAGGTCAAACTGTTCAACCGGCGCATCAAGGCTCACGCCGCTGTATCGCACCTGTACCGTCTGCTGCGTCCCGATCGCATCAGGCTCATTCTTGCGATACAACAACACGCAGTTAACGTCTGATTTATCTGGCGCCGTGACGTAGGACTTGCTGAATGACCCAGGCAGGATGTCATCCTCAGTGAAGGTCGCCGCGGCAGACAATGCTGACAGGTCAATCGCTTGACTGCCGTTGATGGGCAGCATCGGCGCGAATCGATACTGACCGCCCGTTGACAAAAACGAGAGTAGGAAGAATGGCGCAGTTTCGGCAATTAATTCGATGACGTTAACTGATTCCGCAATAATGCCATTAAAGTGCAAATCATATTGATCGCAAAAGCTAGCAATTGTCGGCAGGTTGCTGGTCAGGATTGGTGTGGCGACATCTGGTGTTGTCCCAGCTGTATTACGCTTCAAGATGCTGAACAGATACATTGCAAGATCGACCAGCTGATTGCTTGCGCCTTGTGTGCTGCCATTCGCATCGACGCTATACAGGTCAACCTTTACGCCTTGCTCGTAATAAACCGAGATCTGACGAGTGGTTGTGGGGTAGCTGCCGGCTTCAGGTGGATCGTAGATGTCACCTACCACCTTGAGGAATGTGATGTCCGCAAAAGCTGAGTTATCAGCTGTTGGCGTGCTGGATGGGTCGGCGTATTTGCTAACGATGTATTCAAATTGCACCGCCTCAAGCGTGCCACCTGTAGCGGAAAAAGTCGCAATGAATGGATCTGATGTGGCAGTTGTAGTCCAGACTTCGGTAACGCTTCCAGTCGACCCAATTCCCGCCCAAAATGCAGGATTTGGAGAGATGTAATACGAAGCATCAATCGCAAAATCTTGCACTGTATCGATTGCCCCAGTTACCGGCATCGTTGTAGGGTATGTCAGGGTCGTGTTAATAGCGAACTGAGTTGATGATGGAAATCCTGTGGCTGCCAAAAAAGCGCTGGTCAAATCAGCGCCAGTAACATTGTCGAAATATTCGATTGTTCCCAGGAAGCCTACATTAGTCGTATCGCCACTGCCTCTCGCAATGGTCCTAAATGCCCAGTAAGACGTGCCGTAATAATCAAATCGACTTGTCCATGTGCTTGAAGGCTTTACTGATTCCGGCAAATAGCTATATGTTTCATTCCCGCAATACAAACCAGTGCCAAGGATCGGGCAAGTCCCAGGCGATCCTGCAAGTGTTGCGGCGCTGTTGTAGATGTTGTTGATCGTAATCGTTTGATCAGCTAAGAATGCCATATTCCGCAGGCCAACCCATACACGATGCTTAACCGGGCTGCTTGCGATCTCACCTTGGCTAATTGGAAACAAAAAGCTACCCTTGAAAAAATATGAACCAGCCCGCACAAGCGAAGGTTGCACCCAAATGCCACCCTTACTGCTCACACGCTTGCCAAACACAATCGGCACAGTTTCACCAGCCTCTCCGATTTTCTGTTGCTCGCCAAGATCTGCCGCCGGAGCTTTGCGGTTAGCAGGTGAACGGTCTCGGTTTGTAATGGATTGATTTGGTGGAGACTTTGGAGCCGGATAGCCTATGTTTTGTCCTCGGGTATTTATTTTCATGATTCACACTCCTTGCATGCTTGAATGGCTGCCGCAAGCATGATTGGCGGCACCATGACAATAGCCTTCTCCACTTCCTCTACGTCATCAATCTCGCATCCATCGCAGTCAATGTAAACCTTCTTTCGATCGCGCACAAACATTTTCACGTCTTCATGCACCTGCCCATCGCTGCATCGTACGCGCATCTTATCGGCGAGAATAGGTGTCATCATCGGCCTGTGAACCTCCCAATCAAGTCTGAGGCAATTTTACGTGTCGGCACCTGTGGCCGGGTTTTGTCGACCATTGGCGTGATTGTCCAGCTCACAGACGCATCGCTAACGCTTGCGCTATCAATCCCCCCGATGTATCGACTGATCAGTTGTGCGCTCGCACCATCAACTGCGTCCTTACCAGCATCCTGCAGATACAACGATACGATCACCAATCGACCAGTGCCAATGGCAGAATCCGTCAGATCCACCACGTCACCTGTCGCCGCTATCTCGACCGACAGATTGCCAATGCTATTAGCTGCACGTGATGAGAATCCTGACGCAGTGAATGGGATGTAGACAAAATCACCCTGCACATCACTATCAACCACAGACATGGCCTGCGGCTCCTGGTAGAAGTTCTGCCACCTTCTCGTTGGCGTGCGCTTCCCACCGCTGTAGACGCTGTTGCGGTCTGCGTAATACTCCAGAAAGCAGAGAAGATCGTAAGAGGCCATTACGCTAACCCTATGCCTCGACGCACATTGCTGTCACCAGCCAAGAGGTTCAGCGTTTGATTGACGCCATCCTGAACAGCTTTGCTTAGGTCTTGCGTGGTGACGTAGTTGGTGCCATTCATCTGCGTCACAGGGCCAGTCTGAATGCTCACGTTGGCATTAGAAGCAACGTAGCCGCCTTCAGCAAAACGAGGGATCGCCGCAGGGCCACGAACACCTGCGAGGATGTTCTGCGCGAACTTAGGTGCCTTGTGAGCCGGCACAATGTACTCAGGACCAGCCTCGCCAACAAGGCCAAGGGTTGGGCCTGTGACCATGCCACCCTTAGCAAATGGCGTGAAACCACCTGGCCAATACGCTCCTTGGGCAGCAGCCTGAACGCCACCGCCACCCATGCCCATCATTCGCCCGATCGCAGAAATGGCAGAGTTGACTGAATTGATGATGTTTCTGACGATGCCTACCACGTAGTTATAGGCAGCTTGGATCGGTCCGGTGATTGCATTGGTGACACGGCTGAAGGCTGAACCGATTGATTGCACGACATTGTTGAACGCTTGCTGCACTGGCTGGATGAATGCGTTAATGATGAACTGCTGCGCAGCATTAAACGCATCAGATATGGCTTGCGTGGCCTGCTGGAAAGCCTGGCCGATAAAATCAATCAATGGTTGAAAGGCTTGCTGAACTGGCTGAATGAAGGTGCTATGAATGCTTTGGAATAGCTGACCAAATAGTTGCCCGATAACACCAAGCTCATGCATGACCGTCTGGCCTAGACCTGTGAAGAACTCACCAACAGCCCCTAAGGCTTCGGCGATCTGGTCGCGGAACGCATAGATGGCAACACCAGCCCCGACAAGCAAGGCAATCCAACCGACCGGGCCAGAAAAAACACCTGCCAAGATTGGCAAGAAGCCTCCAATAGCTGAAGCGACGCCGGCAATAGCAGGAAGCAGCCCAGCGAACAATGGTCCTATCGTTCCGATTGCAGTCACTAATGGAGCCAATACAACAGCTGCCGCGGCTAATCCTCCAATCGCAAGAATTACGGCCTGAACAGGGCCAGGCAATCCCGTAAAGGCATTGATCATATTGGTCAAGAAGTTCAGCAATGGCGGCAAAGCCTCATTGACCAAGGAACCGACAGCTACGTTTAAGTCATACATGGCCTCCCCAAAGGTATCCTTAACGCCAGCAGCGCCACCTGCAGCAGCTACCGCAGTGCCTCCATATTGCGCTTCTAGCTCCTTAAGAATCATGGTTTGAGCGCCGATCACATCGCCAGACTCAACCATCCCCTTAATCATCTCCTTTTGCTGGTCTGTGAATTGAATGCCGCTACGACTCAACGCAGACAATCCAGCGACAGGATCATTCAATGCCTTAGCTAGCTGCATGAATGCACTGCTTACATCAGTGCCGCTAACCTGCGCGACGTTCGCTGCAGCTGTCGCCACCTTTTCATAATTCTCAGTCCCGATATTGCCGAACGACGTCAGCAGTCCAAAGCCTTGCCGGAAGTCTTCCTCATTGAACAGCGTCGCTTTGCCAAGCTCATCGGCAACGCCTTGAAGCCGCTCTAGTTCACCCGTTGCTGCGCCAACATTCTCAAGGCCTTGCTGAAGCAGCAATGTCTCAGACTCAAAACCTGCTGCTACCTCAGCTGCATTGCCAAGGATGCGCCCAATGCCAGCGGCTGCAATCGCTCCACCAAGGCCACGTAGCAAGCCATTGAACTTCGCGAACTTACCGCCAGTCGTATCCGCAGTCGTGCCCAGCTTCTTTAAGCCACTATCCAGGCCTTTGACGCTGGCAAGGCCATCAACCTTCGCCTGGATAACAACGCTGGTCTTAACGTCAGCCATCGCGTTGAGACAGGATCTCCACCACTTTAGCCTCCATCACTTGCATGTCATCAAGCAGCTCGGCTGGATTGCTGACTTGCTCTAGCTCAAAACACCACCTCACCGCTCCATAATCCAAACCAATCACGCCGCCCATCCCCACACGCCATTGCGTTTGCACCTTCAGGAACATGCTCACAGCAGGCCATGCCTCAGGCGTCACCTCATAATTGTCCTTTCCATGAGGCACCAGGTCGTCTGGCAGCTCAATGCCCATGACTGCAGCATCCTCTGCCGTCTTGTCAATGACTGCGCCGCCGGCCCAATGCTCAGCGGCGCCGATCAGTTTTTTCGCTTCTCATCCGTTAATGACGCGAAATAGGCCTGAACAAGTGAGGCGGCCATAAGTGGCACCTCAAGGAGCATAGCCTTGTTCGTCTGGCTGTACGGCACTTCGTCGCCATCCTCATCGAGGATGCCAGACCAACCCACGAGCACCTCATCGGCCACTGAGACGTCGCTGATGCCTTCAAGCTGCTCACCGGCCTCGGCAGCCTTCACCAGCTTCTGCGCCTGTACCTGGATCTCAGCAATGCGTGACTGTGGCAGCCGCTTGAACTCAGCCTCAAATGACTGCTTCTCGCGTTTGCCACCATCGGCCGGCATCCTAATCGTCACCGGCCAGCGGTAGGAGCTGGATTGCTTGAGTACAAATGCCACGAGGTATCAGGTGAAGACTAAACTGATCTCATCATTGCCGGAGTTGGTAGGCGTTGCAATATATGGCAGCGTCAGCATCTGCACGCCATCTTGATCGCTATAGGACGGATTGCTCAAATCGATCTGACCAGCGGTGAAGGTCACGATGTTGCCTGCTGTTGTGCCGTGCTCAAACGTCAGGTTCCCGGTGCTGCTGCCGGTCGCATCGTTGAAGAAGTTGTGCGTACCGACAGGCACCGCCTCGATCACTGCCTCGCCAGCAGGCGCACGGTTGACGATGAGCACCTCCTTATCGCAGCCCACCAGCTCGCGGTAGACCGTCTCGTTTGCCATGTCAAAGCTGAGCGACTGCAAGCACTTGAAGATCAGCGGATCAGCCTGGTTCGCATAGGTTGGAGCGCTGATCGAGACATCCGTCGGCGCTGCGTAGATGCCGGTGAAGGTGAACGCAATGGTTGGGATGGCGCCTACCTCGGCGTTGAGCGTAAAGCTGCCACGGCAACCAGTCGCCTTATGCAGCACGCCGCTGTTGTTGAAGTAAATGGTGACCGAATCGAAGCTGGTTGAGACCGGCTCATAAGTCACGCTGGTGGCCGACACAACGGTCTCACTCAGTCCACAGGCCTTGAGAAGCGGGCCATAGGCAGGCGTAGGATCAGTGCCATAAACGCTCTCCTCCTTGGCCAGGATGAGCTGCCGGCGTGTGAGAAGAGTCATGGCAGATAAAAGCGCCAGATAGCCAGTGCACCCATCGTAGCCTGTTCAGCTAGTCGTCAGATCATCTACTGCTGTCCGGTATCTGATCAGATAGTTGCAGCTGATAACGCCTGCAGGCTGATCGGCCTCAACAAGATCAAAGCTCACACCGGCAGGCTGCACGTCGATCGCATAACCGCCAACCGTCAAATCAGCCATGATCCTGCTGTGCATGTCCTCCACGATCGCGTCAGCGGCCTGGTCAGGCACCAACGAACGCACGATCACAGCCACACGCACCGTCAGGCTCCAGTCCAGCGTCGGTAGCGCCGTGTTCTGCTCAACGTCATCACCCGTAGGCTCGACCACCATCGCAGGTGACTCAGCCCTAGCGAGAGCCGAGACCCGTGAGCGATAGATCCGCCCGCTGATGCCTGCTGTAGGCGCCAGCGTCGTGGCGATCTGATTGAGAATGCTCTCGCGCTTGGTCGTCATCAGGCACGAACCTCAGCAGCAACAATCCGACCACGCTTGAAGGTGATGTCTGTCGTGTTGCTGTGGTTGGCGATCATCAACGAGATCTCATCGCCATCATCGAGCTCAACCATCCAGCTGGTCACCAGCTTTGCCTCCTGGGCGCCGCTGCCAGTAAATGCACGGCATTCTGACTCGTCGATCGCGGTGCCGTTCTTGGCCAGCTTGATCCCGAGAGTGCTGTTATTCCCGTCAGTGGCATCGATGCTGCCGTAGATCCTGAACAGCTTCGTAGCGCTGCTGTCGTTCTTCAACCCAAACGCATCGGTGGTGCCCAGCACCATGCCGTAGTTGGTGTCGGTGTCGAGCGTTGCCGTCAGCCCAGTGCTGATGTAAGTGCCCTGGCTCGTGATGTCGATCGTTCCATCGTCCATCTTTGAGCACTGTCCACGCACTGCCACCCCATCGATGTAGTAGCTCAGGCCAGCCCAGGCGGTGCTGCCATCGCCGATCTTGTACTTTCTCGTATCCGTCTCCACCCCGATCTCGCCCTTCAGCAGCGTCGGATTGGCCGCAGTCCACTCAGCAGCCGTGCCGTTGCGCAGCTTGAAACGGGTGTAGGTGGTCACGGTGCTCCGTCGTCCAGGACGTTGCCTTCAATGTAGGTGGTGCTCGGTGTTCCACCATCCATCACCACCGTGCTGGTAGTATCAACGCCATCACCATCGAGCACTGCGCGATCTGATGTGCTCTGCTCCGGTGTCGTGGTGCGCTGCAACATGATCTCGCAGAATGCGCCATCATCCATCAACATCACTGACTTGACGGTGTACGCTCGCCCATCGACGTTGATGCCAGCACCATATTCAAGATCACCAAACTCGCTGGCCTTGCAGATCAAGCTGTAATCGGTGCTCAGCACCATCCCGCCAGCCACGGTTTCCGTTGGCATGTCCAAGATGCCAGTGCTCGACACAGCACCAGCAACCACCGGCACAGCAAACTCAGCCGTGCTCAAGAACAAATCCAGATCTTCAGTGAATGCCATGGGTCAAGTGTAGGCATGAAAAACCCCCGCCATGCGGCAGGGGTTCAACTGTCGGCCGTGCTCAGTTGCCGTACTTCTTGGAAGCAAGGGCAGTCACGGACACAGCGCCAGCATGAGCTTGCAGGCATAGGTGATGCCAGCACCACCAGCCTCAGCGTCGAGGATCACGGCCATGTCGCCTTCATAACCAGCGAGATCCACCGCCGACCCAGTGCCGGTAGTGGTCACAACATCATTCGGAAGCAAGCTCAGGACTGTTGTTTTGGTCCCCAGATTGTGAATCATTGGTCTTTCTCCGTTTAGCGGATGGTTTACGTGGTGGGCAAGAAAGAGGTTGGGGCGCAGGCTGCGCCTTCTTCATACCGATCAGCAGCCTGCCGTCTGAATCGCTAACCTCCACCACCTCACCGACCCTTACGGGCCGGCCAGAGATGGAGGTCTCGCGTAGGATCTCAATCCTCATGATCAGAGGGTGTCGTTACCGCGGCAGAATGCCTCGGGGTGACGCACAGCGACGTCCACGTCCTGCAGAGCAGTCACGCGCACGCTGCCACTCTTGTCCAAGGCGTAAGGGTTGACCTGGATGTCCAGAGCGCCCCACATGCCCATGATCATCTGGTTCCAGACGCCGAAGAACACATCACCGCTAGCTACCTGGTTGGACCGCACGGTGTTGTAGCCGTTGACGGTGCCGCCGGGCTCCAGCACAAATTGAGCGGTGTCGGTGGCTTTCTCGGTGGTCTTGAAGCCGCCGTAAATGGTGCTGTTGGTCAGATACGACATAGCGCCGATGTCAGCGTTATCCGCAGCAACCTTCGACTCCATGCTCACCAGCTCGACATAGGTCGGGTTGGCAGCGCCGAAGTTTTCGGTATTGATGCCGGTGACGAACTTCAGGCCTTCTGGTTGGCTGCTGGAGCCGGTGCCGTAGAGCGCAGCGCGATCGATCTCAAGGGCAATGACAGTGGCCAGCTCGGTGCGGACCATCTGCTCGACGTCGATGCTGGACTGCAGCATCAGGCGGCGGCTGAACTCGGTGTAGGCGCCGAGGGTTTTGGCCACCAGGCTCACTTGATCAACGCTGGGCTGAGATTCGGTCGGGTCACCACCTTCGGCCACCCAATAGGCAGTCGCGGCGCCGGTCTGGCGGGGGATCGCCACAGGGCCCTGCAGTCCGGTCAGCATCGTCACGCCGAGGGTGTTGAGCGCGAGACGATTGCGGAGCAGCTCGATGAAGCTGCCAGGGCGACCATCGGTGAACACCAGGTCACCAGCAGCGGAAGCGGTATCCACCACCAGATCACGATGCAGCACATCGTTAGGAGCAAGGATGCCGCGAGGGGTCACGCCCATGCGCTGAGCGGTGGCCTCAGAGACTTCACGCTCGAAAGCAGCGGCCTCGAAAGCAGCGCGGTCGCTAGGCATCATCTGCGCACGGATGGCACGCACGAAGCTGAACGAACGGGCTTCTTTATCGGTCAGGCCGATGTCAGCAGAACCACCACCATTGGCGATGGGCTGAGCCGAGCGCACAGGAGCGGCAGGAGTTGCAGGTTGCGCAGCAGGACGCTTAGCAATCTCGGCGAGAACCGAACGCATAGCATCAGCTTCAGAAGCACCGGACTCGATCAGGCCCTGGGCCAGATCGTCTGCCTTGTGCTCACGGCAGAGAGAAGTGATGGAGGCAACGCGGGAGCGCTCATCGGCCGCAGCCTGAGCCCGCACTGCCTCCATGTCGATGGTGGAGGGTTCCATGTCAGTTGTTGTTGACGGTGTACAGGGTGCGGCCGAA